GTACCAAACATAACATTGTCACCCTGAATTTTTAAGGTGTTTTTATCCCAAAATTGTCTGGGAGATTTATTTTGTGTTATGCTCCATGCAGTAATGAACCCGATTTCTAAACTTTCAGAATTATCAGTGCTTGTCATGCTCTGACCTGTACCGCCACCTCTAAGTTTTTCAACTTTAGTACCACTATTTAACATATGTATGACACCCTTTTGGATAGCAACATATCTTTTCCTGATTAAGTTACTCAAGTCTTTATTGTTAGTCCATTGATACCCTAATCTAGCTGCTTCTATGAGTCCTTCAAATAGTATAGGGGAAGTATTACTATCTTGTTTTTCCAAATCCAACATTAAAGTTCTTTTCCTATCAATGATTTTTTGAAAATGGGTCTCAAGTCCTCCTTGTGTTAAAGCCGCACCTATTACAAGGCCCCTATCTGTATTAATTGGCCTTGACTTTTCCTCCAAGAATAATGCATGATCAATCTGACTAGTTAGTAGGTCTTGTGATATAACTGTCCTTATAGGTTTTCCGTCTATTAGACTTTGTAAGTTCACTACTTGCATTTTAGGAAACGCATGCCAATGGACTTCAGGATAGCTACCTTGTTTTAAGCATTCTTCTACAGCTTCTGTTAATGCTTTACCCCACTCAGATTCATACAATGTTCTCCTATCTTTAAACAAACCTATGAAAGGATATCCTGGTGAAAATTTCATTTCTAGGTATTTGGGTAATTGAGAGGGAAGTGTAGGCACGTAATTGTATGAGTTCTCCTTAAATTTATCGGATATAGCATGGACTGTATCAATTACATGCTTTCTCATACTAACCTTGATAGGATCAGGCGGCACAGTGTATCTAGAGATTGAATGAGTAATAGAATTATTGTTGGCGAACCAAGTACCATCAATACCTTTGACATCATATTTATTTATTAAGTCCAACGCTCTTTTGGATACAACACCATCGTCTTCTATTATTTTCGACATAGTACTTATATAAGGCTTTTCATGGTCAGCCGCTCTTACATTTTTTGGCTGGTAAATGGGTCTAGTGGGATCCATAATTAATTCTGATGTGTCTAATCCACGTCTCTCTCCAACTATAGCCAAGATCTTACCAACATCCATACCATCAAAATTAGGGTACGTACTATTACCTTTTCCAACCATCATTGCTAATTGTTCTTCCTTTGATAAAGCCAACCTTGAGCTCCTGAATAAGGGAGCCCATACAC